CATTTCATAGTCTCCAGGTTTCTCTATCTTTAACCAGTATATAGAGAGGCAAGTCAGGAGTCAATAAAAAATCCGAAATAATCCGCATAGCTACTATGCAAAAACGTATAGCTTGGACTAAGTCATTGATTTTATTGATTTTTTTTTATAGGGGCTAAGTATCTGATTTTTCAAGAGATTTTTCTGTGATCAGTTTCTTTATATCCACTTCTTTTTCGTTCTCTATGATATGGATTATAAAATTGGTCATGTCGATTTCCTTTTTCACAAAAAACATCTTTTCTTGAAGAAGTTCCAGTTGTTCTTGATAATATTCCAGTTCTTTTTCTTTTCGACGTTTTGTTTCGTAAACGTCTTTCATCAATATTATCTTTGCCATCCTTTAATAATGTCCGGAGAGAAATTTGAATAACTGAAATTCAAACGATCTACAAGTTTTACAGCGCCGTCAGTCAAATGATCTATCGCAACATAACCTTCTGGTGAAGTAACTGTGATTCCCTGTTTTGTTCGTAAGAATGTGTTGATTGTTGCTGAATTGTTCATTTTGGCAATCAGCATATGTTTCGCTTCAATAACAGTATTCATAAAATCAAAAATAGATTTTAATTGAAGCAATGGTGTTGAACTAATGATACGAAATGCCGGTTTAAATTTTTCTTTTACCGCTTGTTTTCCTTTTTCGGAAACTTTTGATTCCAATTCTTTTTTATAAAAATCAGTTAGATATATCACAAGGTCTCTTACATGACTTACTGTGTTGCCAATTGGTTTACCGACCCGAATTTTTGAATTATTAAATGTCTTTACACGAAGTAACAAATCTTCATCTTGTGAAAATGCGTTAACGGCTTCTCTTGGTAGTTTCTGAAGAATTGTTCCTGCTCTGGACAGAATCTCATTAAATTTTTCTGTTTCTTCTTTGGTAAAAGTAGCATTACCGCTAATGTCTTTATAAGTGGCATCGTCCATCCATATTGTAGAAACAGATTTGAATTTATTGACAATATTCTTACCAAATGTGGCTTTCATCTTTTTAATCGAACTTCCTGTGTATGTTGTATGCCAAACAACACCAATAGACGCTCTTTTAATTTTAGCACCTAAAGGACTATTTACAGGCACCGCATATACGATTGTGTTAGGATGAAAGGTATAATATTTTTCTCCGTCAATCGTTTCAGTCTTTACATCGTCTGTAAATAGTAGGTCTCCTTGATATACGCCAGAAGTTATTCCAAGTTTTTTGAATTCTCTAAAAGCAACTGTAAACTTTGCGTGAAGTTCACCAGACAATTCTTTATCAATGTCTGATTGAGACTTATACATTATGGGTTCTTTGTTGAATAATCCTTTTTTAGCAACAAAAAACTTTTCATCTGCTGGATCAATTCCAGCAAATATGGCCGGAGCTCCATCCCATTTTACTGTAGCAGATGTTTTGTCGGAAGAATGCCCAGCAAGCATATCACGCATTGATGTGAGAAACCGAAATATCTGTTGAGCGCCAGCAACACCATTATTGAGGATCAAATCCTCAAGATGTTCCATGTGAAGATTTTTAGATTCAGTTATGAATGTAGAAAGAGATTTCATTTTATTTAAATGCAAGTAAAATTGGTTGTTTTTTTAATGATGAAGTATCTATATTAGATTTTGATCCTTTTGTTATAGGAGCAATATTATATGGCGATTTAGAAACTCTGCTGAATTCCATTGTAGTTACGAATTGATAGTCGCCACCACCTTTATATTGGCATCTTACTCTTATTCTTGCTGAAGCGTTTCTAGAAAAATCTGGTATCATATCTAGATTATTTTTTGCGAGAATTACATTAAGATTTAATGCGTCTTGTCCATTAAGTGTAAACAATCCATGAGTGCCGACATTAATATAAGAACACTTCTTTTTTATATAATAACTACATATCATACTCGCAGGAATATCAATATGAACTTCGTTGTCTGCTCCAAATTTAATTAAATCTTGCTTATATGCTTTTTCTTTGCTTATGCCAGAAGGAACTATTATCTTTTTACCTCGTTCGTCATTTTGTAAATTTGGTATTTTTCCTCGCCATTTGCTACCAGCAGATCCGCTGCTGTTCATATTTTTTAAAAGACTGCGCGATTCTGCCATATCGTGAATGAATTCTTTTTCAATTTCTCCTTTATAATCACCATAACTCCATTTCCCTTTGTAATATTTCATAACAAGGGATCCCGCTGATGTAGGAGCATTCTTTAATTCTACGCCGGCAGTTTTATTGCCTTTTTTTATTGTTAAATCGGGCTTATCGTGAGATGCCCCTGCAACACCTCCGGTAGATATGCCATATTTTTGCAATGCTCTATAAGCATTTTCTTCATATTGAAATCCCTCTTGAGCCATTATCCATACCTCTGAATTTGGCCTTGTTTAGTTATGGCAAAAGCTTCAAACTTTATGCCCGTAAATTCTTTTGCAAGATCAAGAAACTTGTTTAGATTATTGTGATCGTCATCAAACATTCTGACTATGTTATATTTGCCGACTTTGATTTGATCTCTGATAATCTGCTTTTTAGCTTCTGCTCCTGGCTTTGAAATATTGCCAGCACGATAGACATGAACTTTATCTGTATTGAATCCATATTTTTGAAATGTTTTTAAAAACAGATTCTTGTTATCTAAATCTGATCTTGCTGTCACAATGATAATTTTTTTATTAACATATTTTCCGAACTGAGCAATCATTCTTTTAGCAAGTTTAAATACTGTTTCAATTGGTCTTGCTGTATCATAAAAGATTTTTGATGATCTAAATTGTGAGAAATCGTATGTCTCACCAGGCTCTAATTTATAAACATTATATTCAGCAGGCTCTAATTCTTTTACAGTCTTTCCATCTTTCTTCACAAGCACTTTTGATTTGGAATGAAACAATGTATCATCAATATCAAATATTGATAAGCTGCCTTCAACTTCTTCATTCAAATATTGTTTAAAACTTAGCATTAGAGACTTAGTTCTTTATCTTTCTTTGACAATTGATAGTCATTCAATTTGTCAAGATAACCACGATTTCTTAATTCTTTGAATACAAGATTTTCAAACGAAAACTCTCCACCAGCAGCAATAGATGCTGCTCTCATTTCACGAATTTTTGTTTTTAGATCATTTACTGCCGCATCATCCATTTTAGCATCTATAATATGATCTATGAGTTTCATATAGAAAAGAACTTTACGCTTAAGCGCAGGATCATGATTCCAATCATATTGTCCTTTATTTGGATGCTTAAGCCACTTATCATTCTTTAAAGAATATACGCCTTGATTTGCTGGATATTCTCCGTGAATATCTTGTGCGTAAGGCTCAATAGGATATCCAAGAACTGAAATTTTATGTGTTAATGTCCATAGAACCTTCTTATCTTGGAGATATTCATCAACAAAATCTCTGCTACAAGCAGCGATCTTGTCTCTATCTACAACAAGATGAACATCAATATCCGATTTTGGCGTATAGTTATAGTTCGCATTACCGCCAGTCATTATTATATCTTGAATGCTTGATTTGTCCAGTTTAGCAAATTCGGCCCAAGCATCTCCAAACTTCAATAGCTTTTCTCTTATCTCTGGCTTAAGTTTATCACCATCCCATAGTTTTGGATTAAGCTCGTCGTGATACTCTAAGCTTATTTTAGTTTCTTGGATATTGAATGTTTTAAATTTTAGCATGACGCACTATTTATAAATGTAATGGGGGGCCGAAGCCCCCCATTGACTGACGAAGTATTATACACCTCCTTCACTCGTCAGCCTTAATCGGATTCGTAATCAAAAGATTAAAACGATAATCTTTGATAAGATCATTATAACCACCAATATGCTCTCCGTCAACAATAATTTGAGGAACAGTTTTGGCTGGTTTGAATTTCTGTAAAAATTCTTCTCTGCTGATATCAGTTGGAACAATATATTCTTTATATTCCAGCATTAGAGTTCTAAACAAATTTTTAGCACGAACACAATACGGACAATCAACTTTGCTGTAGATTTCTATGTTCATATGATATCGCCTTTGCGAGTAAACTTTATATCAAGTTCTTTTTTTAATAATCTAAAAAGTTTTCTCTCAAGACGATATGCTTCTTTTTCCCACGGATGATCCTGATATTCAATGCTGTCTTTACCAGCAACTTTATACATTTTATTTTTCCAAACAGAATAGTCAGGCTTTCTTACATAGTCTTTTAGTTCTCCTAAAGCAAATTGCTTTATATGAACGCATTCGTGGATTGTCGTGGACACCAGTTGTCTATCTGATATACCAGTATTAAGTTCCATCACAAAATCGCGAGGATTGATATTGTTGTCTTCCCACATAACACATCCATAGTCTTTGTAAAATCGTTTTTGAAGAACAATCTCAATGTATATGTTGTCGGTTAATTTTTTGGATAAAAGTTTAGATAATGTCCAAAATATGACATCGTTAACAAGTCTTTTTTGTTTGATACTACCGCCCTTTGTTGTAATCAAACAGGCGGAATCATATCCTATAGCATAATCAGATAGTGTTTGTCTTGGCATACTTTTTCCTCGTAATTCTATTATAGATTAGAAAAGTAAGCTTGTCAACACTATTTATTCAAAATTCAATTTGGAAAAGTCCTTTCTTCCCATAGTCCTAGTGGCCCATTCCATTTGATCCTCTTCATTTTGACGTTTTCCAAATCCAGTTTTATCCATAAGAGGTTTATCTTCCGAAACGTCACTTTGGGCGCTTTGTTCGCAATCATATAAGCGCATTTTAGTTCTATCAACTCCAATGACAAATCGCTTGTTTATGGAAGGATCGGAATATCTATTTTTCAATTGTTTTATCAAAATCTGATTTAGATCGTCCAATTCTTCGCTTCTAACCATAGCAATCATAAAGTCAGCCGTTGCGGGAAGACCGAAAGATTCTGAGGTATCTTCCAAACCAGGATCGCTATTTGTATAGCCAGATCGTGTTGTTTGTGTCGCAGAAATTATAGGAACATTTTTCTCAACAGACATTCCTCGGAGTTCTTCCGCAATAGATTTAATATAGGTATATGAGTTTACATTTGATCCTTGTTTAATTCTTGATGACATACAGATATTGAGATAATCAATATAGATGATATCTGGTATAAAATTCTTTTTCAGATTTAATTCATTAAGCAAGTGTCTAAAATGACCAACATGCGCTGTCGCAGTTGGATATTCTTTTATGATAAGTTTTCCTTGAGTATTTTCTCTAAGCTTTGAGATTTTGCGCTCATACAAATCTCTTGGCAATACTGTCAAATCTGGAATTGTGATATTCAATAGATTAGCATCAATTCTTTCAGCAATCTTTTCTTCGGCCATTTCAAGTGTAATGTAAAGAACATTCTTACCCATTGAAAGATTTGCTGCTGCGAAATGTGTCATCGCAAGAGTTTTACCGACACCAGTGCCAGCCAGAATTATGCTTAGAGATTTTTTTGAAACTCCGCCTCTTGTTATTTTATTTAAGAGTTCAATATCAAACGGAACTTTTTCTTCTACACGATGATAGTATTCATATCGCTCTTCATAATTTTCAATAAAGTCGTGACCAATATTGGAATCAAAACTGATACCCAGTGCGTCACTCAATATTTCTGGAATATTGTTTTTTGTTTTAGATTTATGTTTTCCTTCAAGAATATGGATACTGTCCATAATAGCATTTTGAATGGCTTTGTCTTGACAGAATTTTTCTGTTTCATCAAGTAGCCATTGAAGATCATTTTCTTCTACATTATTAATGTCACGAACAATTGCTACCGCACGCTTATGATCTTCTTCACCAAGTCCTGTTTGTTCTGATATGTCAAGTTCAAGTGCTTCCTTAGTTGGAAGAGAGTTATATTTTTGAACGAAACTTACGATTGATTTAAATACTATTTTTTCCGCAGAGTCTTGAAAATATTCCGGTTGAACAAACGGAATAACCTTTCTTAAATAGTTTTCATTAACCGAGAGATTCTTCAGGATAATTCGTTCCAGCATCTTCTATTTTACCTATTTTCCCTGCTGAGTTTCCTACAATATCATATAGAATAGCGGCTATCGTATCTTCTAATCCTTTTTGATTTTCAGTTATTTCAAAATCAATATTTGATGGATTATTCACGATAGTATATTGAAAAGATAATACACCTTCTTCATCATCTGTTATTCTATCAAGTTTAATGGTATTGTAATGAAAAGTCAAGTCTTTATATTTTCCATCAGAGATAACAATATCTTCATATTCTTGCGTTGAAGAGTTTTCTCCAAGAAATTTATAAAGTGGAAGCATAAGTTCCGCGTCAATCGTTCCCTTCATCGTCCTCTTCCTTTTCTTCAATACCTATCATTCCATATTTAAATTCTTTAGCACAACACTCTTCAAGCTTATTTAATAGATCATCAGTGAAATATTCTTCTGGATTTTCATTGATGGCTTTTCCAAAGACCTTTGATCCATCTGGCATTTCATATCGCGTTGATACTTTCTTAATGACACCATACTTTTCTGCCAGATCAAGAAGTCCATAATGGCGATCAAGGCCTGTTGTATAAGACAGTCTCACATCAACCATTTTATTTTCTTTTGTAAAACGGCTTTTCGTCATCTTACAATGAATGATATTTCCTACAACATCATTTCCGTCTCTATCTTTCTTCTTTGATAGAAAGATAATTTGTGATGCGGCATATTTTAGTCCACTACCACCACCCATTTCTTTTGTTGGAACATATGAGCCAATTACATCATAGACATGATTTGTAATCAGAAGCGGAACTCTTGCCTTTGCGAGTCTTAGATTTAATGCTCTAAATGTTGCCTTAAGCAACTGAGCCTTAGTCATGTCTCGCGTATCTTTACCTTCAGTGCTGTCTGTTAATTCTTTGATTGACGTTAGTTGAGCCAAAGAATCAAGAACAAGCATCATCGGTGGCCGATCCTTTTCATTTTCCTTAATATACTTATCAAGAACATTAAGAGCATGGCGTCTGAAATCTTGAATTGTTTCTGGTTCTACAATGATAACACGCTTAACATCAATTCCGCGAGATTCCATCATTTCACGAGTAACTGCGGCTTCTGTATCGTAATAAAATACAGCAGCGTTTTTATTGTCTTCTAAAAACTTTCTAACAAGACCTAAAACGAAGAATGTTTTACCTGTTGCTGCTTCTCCAGCAAATGCGGTAATCTTATTATTTGGAACACCACCGTAAATAGATCCACTAAGAACGGCATTTAGAATATAACTTCCTGTGTCAATCCATCCAGAGAATTCGGCTGAGTTTCCACCTTCGTCAGCAAAGTGAGTATTGTCGTCTTCAAGTTCTTTAACTAATGATTTAAAAAAGTTCATGATAACCTCCATTTCATAATCATATACTATATTATAATACTTTTATTGTCAATCATCTTCTGGTAGCTTTGATATTTTTATTTTTTTAGTTTTCCATTCTGATCCATCTGTGGCAACAGCACTTGAATTTTCTTCTAACCATTTCACAGCATCTCTTTTATATCGTCGCTTTTCATTGCGCTCTTTCATTTTTTCTTGATTTGTATGATATTTGATATCTCTTGACGCTGAAATAATCAATAACACAGCTAATGGATCAATAACGAATACTAACATTAGAATCATAATTCTAACAGCACTATCTAATGTCTTTTCGTTTCCTTCTCCATATATTAATTCAGCGACATATCTAATAGGACCAACTTCATTCTTTAATCGTCTATTTTGTGATTCCAAAGGAAGCTTTTCTACTTGAAGTTTATCAATCTCTATCTGTGCGCTTTTTATTTCTCTGGAAATACTATCGCGTTCGGCTTTTTGTTTTGTTCTAATCGTAAGAGCAGTTTCTGCCCTATTTGAAGCATTAATAATCTTATCAATCGCGTTATCAAGTTGTGCTAATTGTTTTTCAGCACGATCTATTCGTAGTTTTTCTTTGCTTATCTGTTGATCAATTCTTTCTATCTTTGCAACAACATCTCCGCTTGGAGCAGTTTGATCTAAATGGGCTTTTGATAAAAATCCAAATATGCCAGCACTTGTTATAAGCATAAGAATACATAACGCAGTCACGAAATAAAATTTAAATATTTTACCGACATGTTCCCAGTTTCTATAAAGCCAGGAAGCTATGATTATCTTTCCTAACTCCAATGCTGCACCGAGAATTATGATTTCCCAGTAAGCTCCGGCAAATATTGCTGTAAGTCCTGTAATTGAATACCATGCGGCTACTCCAGACAGAAATATGCCTGTGAGTAGCACAAGCATCCGATCTAATTGTATTTTTTTCATTAGCCGCGTGTTATCTTTAATACCTTATCAAGCTGAAGCTGGACAGTCTCTCTTCTATTTGGCCAATGAATCCATTCTTTATCTGCGGTTTTTAACAGATTGTTTAAGAGAGGAACAATGATTGCTTCAAGCTGTCTAATCTTGTCTCTCATTTCATCTTCAGTAGCATTTGCTGCTACATTGTCCTGCATTCGAGCAAATTCAATAAGAACTTGATCTAACTTTTCATCAATTCTGTCAAACTTCTCTTCTATAGTAGAAGTATCAATAACAGGAGCTTCTACTGTTGGAGCTTTCTGCTTTGCCAACATATCCTTTTCGTCAACAGCAGAAAATCCAAAATCAAAACTTAAATACTCAGCTGGAACATTTGTCATGTAAAGAATTCCTCTAATGTATGGGTCTTTTTATCTTTCCATCCAATAACATTAAGAATGGACTTGAGAGGTTCAAGAAACGCCTTTTCAAATTGCGTTTCGTAATCAATATATTTCTCTAGACCAAATTGTTGTGGCAGAGTTGACAATGCGCTGATAACATAGTCTTGAATAGGATTAGGAAGTTTAAGATAGCAAAACTTTATCTTATCTCCGTCTCTTACCAATTCATATTTATTCAATAACTTTAATTCGGTAATTCTTTTATTATAGATTAGTGCGCCTCGAACATGAATAGGAATAGATTTTTTCTCTGTTTTATATTTTTCAATATTTTGAACCGTTCTTGGAAATGACACATCTTCAAAAGGCATTTCATAGAATTTAGTCTTAAATGCTGCGATATATTGCTGAAGATCCTCTTCTGTCTTCTGCATAACTATATTCAACGCCTCTGTAATAGCAGAGCGACAAGCAAAAGGAGTTGACGATTTAACAGCCTCAATTCCCATGATCTTCAGTTTGGGACTGTTATATCTAATTCCTTCGCTATCATGAACATTTAGAATATATCTTTTCTTTGCTGTCCAAATACCTTTGTCCGCGATGACTTCGCGTTTCATTATCATTTTTTGATCGTATGCTTCCATCCGAACAGCAAGATCATTGTAAATTTCAGCAATAGTCGGTTCAATACGCTCTTTAATAACCTTATCAAGGAACGTGACAATCTTTTCTGTTGAAACATCTTTTCGACCAAGATCACTTCCTGATTTCTCAAACACCATTCGTACAAGCTTATCAAGAGTGATATATAACGAATCCGTATCTGAAGCCAGAACATAGTCCTCCTTTTCTGTTTTCAAAAGCTTGTTAAGATATTCATTTATCTTATTTTCAGCCCATTTGATAGTAAGTTGGCCGCCGGCAGTAATTGCTGTTGCCAAATCAATATCAAAAAATCTAAAATATTCATTGCCAAGTGCGCCATAGGCAGAATTTAACTGAATCTTTTTTGCCATCTGGAGATTATTGTACCGCGATATCTCCTTACTAAACATATACTTCTTATGCTTATCTTGTTCCTTTTCATAATTCTTTTTAGCGGCAATCATTCTATTTTTATATTCAACGCGATCTTTGTACATTCGCTCAATAATCTGCGGCAAGAATCCTTGTCTATCTTTTTTAAACAGACAACCATTAGCAGCGAGACAAACGTCCGAATCAACTTTTGGAATATTTCCATTTACGAGTTGTTCAATAGATACAGGAATTTTCTTATTTCTCTTTTCTTTATCTATAACTTCCGAAACAATAGTTTCGGGACTGATATTATATTGCATAATCAAAGAAGGATACAGGCTGTTTAAATCAAATGAGACAACCCAGTTATGCATTCCAATTTGTGGATCTTTTACATATGCGCCGATATATGATTCGTTCTTTTCTCCACCACCAGAAATAGGAACACAGATTTTATTATTAAGCAAATGATTATGAATGATTGTATCCCAAATTCTGACTTGGGTATAAACATCTCGGAGCTGAACCTTTGCATCATACGCAATTGCTAACGCAACATCAATCAATTTCATTTTGTCTTCAATGCGTTCTACAAGATCGGTATCTACAATATTGTAATCAATAAACTTTGAAAAATCATTCGTATAGAAATCATGCATATTGTCATATTCAGTATAACTGACTTTGCGTTCTCCTAGCTCGACAAATGCAATATGATCTAGTTTATAAGATTCTTGTTGTGAGTATGTAAACTTTTTATAAAGATCGAGATAGTCATAGGTTGTTACGCCAGAGATATCGTATTTTATACTCTCACGATAAAACTTTCCAACAACTTTGGATTCAATGATATTTTTCCAAGGAGAAAGTCTTAATGCGTCTTCTTTTGTAAGAACAGTTTCAATTCGCTTTATAAGATATGGAATATCGAAGAATGCAATGTTCCATCCAGATACAATATCAGGATAACTCTTAGCCCATAATGTTATGAATTTTGCAAGGAGATCCTTTTCATCAAAGCACTTATAATAAATTACATTGTCTTTGGTAGGATTATAATTTCCAAAACCAAAGACATGCATTGTGCCCTTGAATTTATATGCGATTGAAATTATTTCTTGATCGGCTTTTTCTACCGTTGAAAAGCCGTTTTTAGTAGATACCTCAATATCAATATACGCGATATTGATTTGATCCCTATCGTATAGAACTTCTTCTGGATATTGTTCATGAAGATAGGTATAGATAAATTTATCTAATCCGTAAAGCTTGAAATTTGATATTTCTGAAAATTGTTTGATATAATCTTTAGCATCATGAATCGAATCAAATTTCAATTCATCTACATTTACTCCATCAATTGTTTTCCATTTTGATGGAGTTCTTGCGGGAACAAATAATCGTGGTTTATAAAAAACTTTTTCATTAAATGGTTGGCCATCTTCATAGCCGCGCACATGAATGTAGTTTCCACGTTGTTGGAGATTTGTATAGAACTTCATATAAGAACTATACTAATTTATCCCAGAGAAGTCAATATGTTTGATGACGCTGCTATGATTCCGGAACCAAAAGATTTTTGATAAGCATTTGTAACTTCAATAACTGGATCATAAACAAACATAACATTTTCCGCTTTTAATGTTATCTCTTTTTTATCTGCCATTGGCACATAATCAACTAGGGCCATTTTTCCACGAGGATCCAAAAGAATAGCCGCTGGCTTTTGAATGACCAGCGGCGATCCTTGTGCCTGACTGCTAGTTAATGTTTGTGGCGCTTCTATTACTTTTCCAATAATTTCTTCGCCAGAAACAAGTTTAACAATCTTCACATTGCTCATTTATTTTCCTTTCACCATATTATGGATATCATTTCTTGTGATACCTATATCGCGTAATTCAGTATCAGTAAGTTTATTTAATTCATACATTGATCTATATTGATGCCTGAATTCAATGTATCCATCGACAAAATTAAGTACCTTATTATATATCTTTGTTCCTAGTGAACTGACATAACTTGACATTTCTTTACTCCTAAAAAAAATAAAAGAGAACGGTAGGGGACATTGCATCCCCTACCTTATTGCAGATGAGAATGCGATTGATTAATCCTTGATATCAATCTTCTTTGGCTTCTTATCTTCCGGAATGAAATTCTCTAAGAAGATTTTTAGAATGCCATTTACCATCTCCGCATTCTTAATCTCTACGGTGTCCGCGAGGCTAAACGACCGAGTGAATGCGCGTTCTGCAATTCCCTTCCAGAAATAAAAAGAATTGTCCTCTTCTTGGTTCTTGGTTGAACCAGAGACGATAAGCTTCCCGTTATCAAGAGTAAGTTCAATATCTGTCTTGGAAAATCCAGCGACAGCCATTTCGATAACATACTTGTTATCTGCGACCTTCTTGATATTGTAGGGAGGAAATCCAGCCGACTTTACCGAGTCAAGCTGCATATTAAGATCCTTAAACATACGATCAAATCCTACTGAAAATGAATCGAAAAGCTTTGGATCAAATAGTTTCATTGCTGTTGTAACCATGTTGTGTTACCTCCTGTTTAAGCAAGGTTGATTATGTTAATGTAACCCTAAAAGGCGTTACATTCTTATTTATACGATATTCCGTATAAAATGTCAAGCAGTTTTCTTTTTACCGATATTATATTTTGCTTCTAATTTCCAATCATTCTTTTCTTTAAAAGCAATGATCTTAATTTGATTTAATGGAGCAACCGGTTCTGTTGCTTGGTCTTTATTGACAAGCTTGATAAGTTCCCATTGTGCTAGAAGATTGGCGATTGTATTTCTCCGAGCCTTATCATTGTCCGAAAAGTTGGTTTCTTTTCCATCGAGCGCAAATAGTTCCTTAAAATGAACTATGAAATATCGGCCCTGTTTATGAAGGATATGACAAGACTGATATAGTGTCTTGTCCTTTTTTGATGCTACGCCTATTCTTGTAAGCGTTTCACGGACTTTTAGAAAGTCGTTTTCATTATTAAGCCTAACTTCTACCATATTATTGATGACGCTATTATTATTCATTTTTTATCACTCCACCAAATTTTGACACTAGTTTGTCTAGTTGTTCTTTTGTTAATATTGTAATCGCTTCTTCTGCTCGCTTACGGCTGTAGTCATAATATACCATAATAGCGTTTAGATAACGATCTCGCTCTTTATCATCCTCTGGTTTAGACCACTTCTTAAATGGTCTTTTGTATTTCCGTATACTATTTAGTAAAAAGTCATACTGCATTTTCTTTGCAGCATGACCCTTTACATTCATTTCATTCGCAAAAACAACACAATCCATATGCTGAGATAACGCACGATTTACGATGAATGGTGGATATTCATCCTCGTTGTCATTTGATAT